CCTCAGAGCGCGCGCCATTATCATTTCTGGCGTGTCGTTTTGCTGCGTGGCGATGTAGCCGCCCGTCTTGCGGATGGACTTCAAGATTTCCTTTACTCCTTTCTTGAACTGCTTGGCGATAGGTACATTGCTTTGCATCAACACCTCGTAAACGCCATTTTCGGTAAGAAAGTAGTAATTTGCGCCTGTGTAAGTATTTGAGACACAAGGTTTATAATCTTTGCTTAGAGCGGGTAGAGTGCCGAAAATCTTTACTTTCTCGTCATCGTCTACCATGTTTAGCATCATCGATGTATTACTATGCCCTATCCAGGCTGCTACATCTTTTGCGAGGAATAATGGTTCCTCTACCGTTCCGTACACAACAAAGTCTTTTCCTAACAACTCTGTTTTTTTCAAGATTTGAAATTCTTTCATCTTTGAGCTTTTGAAAGATTACAGGCGAACAAAAAAGCGGTCGCCATATACGCTGCTCAAAGATGATTGTCCACCCCGTGAAGGAGCTTCGTTTATATCTTACGTATAGGCGACCGTGTATTGGTCGTTATGGGCATAAAAAAGCCCATTCGGGTGAATGAGCAATTAACCGCTGCCCTTACGGGATAGACTACTATCATCTTTGAGCACCGCAAAGATATAAAAACTTCTGCGATGTTGCAAATATTTTGGGTGTTATTTTTTATTTTGCCGCTTTATTAAGTTTGTCGGCGCAAAGATAATAATTTTTACTAAGATATTATTAGATTTTCTAATCGCAAGGGGTTGGGTTGAAACCACCCCCTTGTCAAGACGGGATTTCACATCTCCAGTCCTAAGACTAAGAGCCTTACAAATATCTCCGAGACAGAATAGCGGCTCACCGCCTCTATCCGTTACAATCCTCACTTGCCCGAACAACGGGCTTTTAAAAATTTTTACTTCGTTCATTGTTGCTAAGATTTGTTTGAACGTTAATTAAGCAGACACATAAAGGGCGTACTGCTACCCTTTGTTCAATCCCTCTTAGCTGAATAGGACGCATACATCATTATAATGTATGCAAGGGGCAATACGCCTATATGTCGCATTCCGTGAAAGCAGAGCATAAAAAATGCTCTCCCAGCGCTGGAAGAGCCGCAAACATCTACCAGCTAAGATTTGTTGAACACCGCAAAATTAACGATATTTTTTGATGTTCCAAAATTATTTCAAAGAATTTATTTGTTTTTCCTGTATTCTATTACAGCCCTTGTAAACTGTCCTCCTACCTCGAGCTGCGCTACGAACTCATCGATGTCGGCTACGCTCCTGGTGTTATTGGTGTCAGTCCATCCGCCGCTCTCCTTGAGTTGCAGGGCGACACAGCAGTTCTCATCCTGCGCTCCTAATTCGGCGTTGAATACCGCGTATCGGCAGAACACAAAGCGCATATCTCTCTTGTCACTGACGAACTCGCAGCGACTCTTAGTGCCCGAGAAATAGGCCGCCGCAATGTTTCCATCCTGCCTAAAGTATTTCTGATATTCATTCATGTTAGCCATTTTGTAAAAAGGGGCGGCGCAAGGTACCGTCCTGGCCGCCCCCGACATCAAACTTATAACAAAATTAATTATAACAGGTTGCTTTGGATAAAATTGCTCATTGCGAGATTCTGTGATAGTATCATAGGCTGATCGAGTTGCGTAGACTTGTACATATCTGTAGCAGCGTTATACAAGTCCCAAGCTGTAACTTTTTCCCTTTCGTGATAGGCGAGCATCATTTTCTCCGTGATACGTCCTATCTGTGCCTGGTTCAGCGGTATCACTGCCGAATTGCGTATTGCTTTGTGCTTGGTCTCGGAAGACACACGGAGAGCCGTCAGCATGCCTATGATTGTAAACATCTCTTGGGCGGTTATCCCCCTGGCCTTAAAACGCTCGATAACTTCATCGTCCTCAGTGGCGATGCCTCGGAGGTTAGCCAGCCAACTGTCTGCTAATGCGAGCAATTCGTCAATCTTGTAAGACGTCCGATTTGTATTAGAGTCACCATATGTGGCTGCGTACCTGTTCGCGTTGAGCATACATTGGTTATGGCATATCACAACATTGCGCCCGATGCCAAACTGGATGCCCCGTTGGTGAAACGACACGGCCAGATTTGTAGTGATAGCGTCATCGCCATCACCTTTGTCAAAATCTCGCAATCTGATATTACAGAACACTCGACGTAAGATGTGCGCCTCTATAGCACGCTCGCCTATTTCTTTCTCTTTAGCCGGCAAACGGGTAACGCCTGGTGTATTGCGGTCTTTGTTATTCGCTGCGAAGAGGTCGTATATCTCGGCGTCGTAGCCGTAGGTCCTGCACATATCAATTATTCTATGGATAAGTTCAAAATGATATAGGCCTTTGAGTGGATTGCCATAGACGTCGTTCTCTTTCTCGGTTCTTTCGAGTTGGTCAAGTGAGAGTGTCTGTACCTTGCTTGTCTCAAAGTCAAGGAACTGATTGTGATTTTCACTTTGTAAAGTCTCTTCTTTTGCTACTGGAGCCTGTGTGATTGTTCGTGGGCGTGTGCCCATAAAAATGTTCATTGTGTTCATTGTTGCATCTCCTATTTTTAATATTGTTACATCGCAAAATTATTAAGAATTTCTGAAAAAACATAATAATCACACATAATATATTAGTAAATTAATATAAATTAAGACGCTTTGTAAATTATACAGACGTAAATTAAGAGATTTTTAGCAATATAGCCGTGAATTTAACCATTTCTCTGTAGAGCAGATAAAATTATCAAGTGAGCGTACTATGATGTATTCAAAGCCTAACGTATTAACTCTTTTCTGAAAGTCTTTTTGCTTTTCGGATTGCTTCCCTTTTTCAGTTTTAACTTCAACGAATAGCACGCTGTTGTCGGCTATGATAATAAGGTCGGCAAAACCTGCGAGCACGCCCTCTTGCTTTAGAATAGCTGCTTCGCGTGCCTGTCTTGCTCCTCCGTTCGGAACCGCGGATATTATGTATCGCGGATATTTTAGCCGGAACCATTTTACGATATTCCGCTGTATGTGCGACTCTATATGTCTTTGCGGCCTTTTTGTATGCTTTCGTAGCTCGGATTTTACAAGTTCTGCGTATGTCATTTGCTCGTATTCTTTGTAACTTGCCTTATCAAGGCGGCGTGTTCCTGGTGCTCCCGTTCCGTTCTCATCCATTGCAAACACCCTGGGTTCCGTGGGATAATGAGGGCTGATATGAGCCCGAGGGCTTCATCGTAGCCGAGCGGGCCTGACAATTTCTCGCCTTGCCTTACATTATATGTGTTATCTTCGTTCTTGCTTATTATTATATCTGTCATCTGTTGTTGTTTTTTTTTCTGAACGTATTCTTTCTTCTTGCATGCGGATGCGGTATTCCCGGTGCCATTTCAGTATCCGTTCTCTGTTAAGGCTGTAGTATTCGCGCTGCTTTTTCTTCCGCTCTTCGGCATGCTTAACATAGCGGATATGGTCTCGTATAGCACGAATGTCGATTACCGTCTCTGCCATTTTTTGCTTTGTATGATATCCTTGTACTCTATGATGCACTTTTTATTCTCAAAGTGCCCATTGCCTACGGAGAGACCATTCCATAGGGCTGCGAGGGAAATTCCGATTTTATCAACTCCATTATTAATTGTTAATTCGACGCAGCTCGGGTAGACAGATGTGTCTCCCGTGTCCTTGTAAGTTAACAATACAACTCTCTTCATCTTTTCTTCTTGCTTTTAATCTATTATCTTAATTTTCGCGATAGGCATCCCTTTCTGTAATCGAATGTTTCTCACCCTCATGCCATTTCCAGTTCGCTCTGTTACGACCAGGTCGTCGTCGACGAATAAGACTGCATAGACATCGTGCGTCGTAACAAGGTGCGGAATGACGAATGTATGTTGCAGACGTATGTCGTTCTCGGTTAAGAAACCATTGTACAGGTTATCGTCAAGGTCGCTTATGATGCCATATTTCCCATCGGGTATGACACAGTCAGTTCTGATAATGTTTCTACCCTTGGCAAGCTCTGTGTCGGAGCTCGCGATAAGCGTAATTGTATTTTCGTCTGATGTGCTAAGCATAGTGTATTTTTGTTCCGGATTTTGTTCTGATGCGTTAAGCATGTCTGCGTTTTTTTTTCTTCTTCCTCGTGTCATGTCAATCATTCTTGTTGATATGGTATCCTATAACCCTTGTCTTTGTTATTGATATAATTTCCCAGTCGACAACCGATGTACTCATGTATTCTCTAATGCTGCTAAGAACGTTCGTGATATTGTCAGCCTGTACCAGCAATACGGAGTTTTGCCGCTTCTCTTTACCCGTTCTCTCGTTGGTAATTGATAGCTGTATAGTAACTTTGTAGAACACCATATCTTGGGTTTCGTTGAACAATATCTCTGAATATGGAGCCTGCGTCTCTGACTTGATGAGAAAATCCGTGTACCCATTGGCCATTTTGGCTGCTCTTTCTTCTGCCTCTGTGAATGACAGAGCATCAATGGCGTACCTCTCTCTTTCCTGCACCTGCTCACCTTGCTCGTTTATAG